TGGGTAAGTGGTACGAAACAACGGTTTAATCAGCTCCATAAACATACCGTCTCCAAAGTTAGACTCTATAACAACGATATTAACTTTGTTATCCTTTGCTATAGCTACCAGCTCCTTCAACGTCTTCTCGTCGTACCCACCTTTTATACCACCAGCATCAGGTACATACAACTGTCCGTTAAGCATCTTTACCACAGCGTACCCTGTCTCGTCCTTACCCCGCCCTGATGGGTCAATAGATAACACAGAGCCTGTGTACGGTATCATATCCCCAACCGTTGAAGAGGGACGACGATAACGATCCCCTGCCAATCCGACATTTGGGAGGTCACGATCCGTATTATCCGGGTCACTGGACCACACGATCTTTTCAGGAGCTAGGTCTACATCCACATCAGATATTATCAGATCGTTTATCTTTAGTGGGTATCTATCAGCATCAGACAGCTTAGGGTTCAACATGAACTGAAGAGCGTATCCTGTACGACCGTAGCTCATCTTACGTTCTTCTAGGTCCAGATCAGTGAACCGTAGGGGTTCTGTAGAAGTGCCTACTGTGTCAGGAGCTATGTTATCCTCTATAAGGGGTGCTAGATCTCCTCCGTAGTTGTTAGTGGCTTCTGTCTCATCTGGATACTCTGAAGGCCATATACGGCTCTTGTAGCCCCTCTCTCGTAGTTTGTTGTATATAGAGTCCTCACACTGTGGAGTACCAAGAAAGATGATACGGGAGGAGTCGAGTGGTTTAACGATAGCGTCGAACTCTTTTACTTGTTCATCCAGCTTATCCCTCATTCCTTGAGTGGCGGAGTTATTAGCTACCTCCACGTCGTCTGCTACGATGATGTCTGCACGGGAACCTGTGAGCTGTGACGATATACCAAGGGACTTAACAGAGGGTGCGTGAGAGGCTGGAGCAGGTCCTACATCAAATGCTATCTTACTGAATCGTTGGTTCTCTGATGGCTTTAACCCTTGTAAAATGGGAATCTCCTGAATGATTCGCAAGGTAAAGGTAGAGAAGTCATCCGATCTATTCTTAGACGCAGATACAACAAGTATGTTCTTAGATGGATTAAGCAGTAGCTGATGCACTACAAAAGCAGATGTTATCCAACTCTTACCTACTCCCCGGAACGCCATGATAACAGACCGCTTAGGTCCGTGTTGCAAGTACTCCGCTATATCGTACTGTAGCGGGGTAGGATCAGGGAGGTTAAGGTGTTTCCAAACTAAGTATAGAAAGTTTCTAAAGTCCCGTAGCTTGGGCGGTATCTCGATGTTGTTGTTCTTCTTCAAATGGTAACGCTTTTAATTGATGGTCTAACGCATTTAACGGAGTACCTACACCGCTGTCCATCAATACGTTGTTGTCTTTCAAAAATTGTCTTGCTCCGTTAAGAAGAGCAGCGTTGTACTCCCCTAAATCCTCCATCATATCTATGCTGTGGCTGTACGCTCCTGCTATTTTATCGTGCAGTTTACTTCCCTCTTTATGACTTAGCATGATGTTATATTACTATCTGTTGTTATCTTTGTAAACAAAAAGAGCCGCCCCCGCTACGCAGTGGCGACCCTTAATGATGGATGAGCTAAATCTTAGGTTAAAGCAGACTCAAACTCAGCGACTGTTCCTAACTCAGTACCGTTGTGGTAAAGGTTAGCGTCGAGGTCAGCCAGAGTAGCCGATCCGTCAGTCGAGGAGATGTCAGTAGCAGCAGCAGTTGCGGAAGTAGAGAGAACCTTGAACTTGTCGTCTCCTTCGTCCCAGATAAAAGCAACATTGCTTTCGGAAGAACCACGCTCAACAACAAAACCACCGTCATTGGAAGCATTTGTTCCGGAACCAGCACCTTTAGAAAGGTTCATGATGCTGTCAGTTACATCGATGTTAGTGGTGTTTACGGAAGTCGTAGTACCATTAACAGTCAAGTTACCGCTGAATGTAGCGTTGGCAGCAGAGATGTTACCGGAGAAGGAAGCGGAGTTACCGTCAGAAGCGAGCGATCCAGCTTGAGTTTGAAGAGCGGAGATGTCGCTATCATTGCTGGATACATTCGATTGCAGGGTGGAGATGTCCGAATCATTCGACGAAACATTGGATTGCAAAGTAGCAATATCAGAATCGTTGGAAGATACATTAGACTGAAGAGTGCTAACATCGGATTCAAGAGAAGTAATGTCAGACTGAGCAGTAGAAACATTTGACTGAAGAGTCGAGATGTCACTATCGTTGGAGCTAACGCTGGACTGAAGGCTGGAGATGTCGGAATCGTTAGAAGCAACAGCGTCAGCAACAGTTTTAAGTTGAGTATCAAGAGCTTCGTCAGCAGCTTTAAGACTGGCTACAGAACCGAGATAGTTAGTAGAACCATTAGCGGTGTAGGAACCATCAGTACCAAGACCCGCACCAGATTGAGTATCATTAACTTCCGTTTGAAGGGAGCTGATGTTGCTGGCGTTAGTCGAGATATTGCTTGTGTTCGTGGAGATGTTGCTGGCGTTAGTGGAAACGCTGGAGCTAACAGTTGAGATTTCTCCGTCTACATAAGCCTTAGTGGCGGCGTGAAGATTAGCAGTAGGAGCACCTGAAAGGGTCAAAGCCCCAGTCATTGTTCCACCTGCGAGGGCAAGCTTCTTATCAAGCTCTACTTTTGTTTTTTGACCCAATTGGGTAAGCAAACTAGACATAATATATATACTTTCTGTTGTGGGTTAGTTGTGTTAATAAATGTATTAGCGGAGCTTATATCTGTCAAGATACCTCGGTGATTAAAATAGCTCCAGCCTCAGTAGTTAAGCTGTCTCCGTCTTCTGCAAGTATATGAGTAGCAGTAGGTACCGCACCTCCAAGCTCTACAATTTTCCACTCAGTTCCATCGTCAACAGCTATACAAGGACCACCACTACCATCTCCATCACTGACATATATGATACGTCCTGATGTACCTGCTTCTGGTAAACTGTCAGCTAAGTATGATCCAATTTGTAGAGATTGTGATATATTTACCGATCCACTAATCAAACCTCCAGTCTTATCAAACTTGTTATCAAGCTTGGCTTTAATCTTCTGACCGAGTTGTGTAAGTAGACTGCTCATCCCTTGGTGTTATAACTGTAATTACGGAGCGGTCAAGGCATCAAGGAAGTCTTGGTAATCACCTACCTCCTCTTCACGAGCATCTAAGAAGTACGGCAAAGAGTTCCAAGCAGTCGTTCCATCTCCAATTTTAATCCTGTTCCTAGCTGAGTCCAATTCGATTCCCAGCTCTCCTTCAAGTAATATTGGGTTCTCAGTCGTCCACTCGCTAGAAGTTCCTCTACGTAATTGTATGCGTTTTGTAAAACTAGGCATCAGGTGATCCTCCGTCAAAAGTATCTATATCTGCTTCCACTACTGCTCCTCCACCGTCTATAGTAACAAAGAATGGATCACTCTCAAGAGTAGTTACTTTACCTTCCAACTCTACTGCTTTCTCTTCATTCTCTTTTACTTGAGCAGCAGATGCAGCAGCAACCGTTCGTTGTTGAAACGATAAAGGATGAGGACGAGCTATAGGACGTCTAGGCATTGGTTAACACTTCCAACGACGAAGAGCTAAAGCTTTACGAGTAGGACGACCTTTACTGTCTTTCATCGGTCCCTTGACACCAGACATACGAGCACAGAAGGAACGTTTACGTGGACCACCTCCGGGCTGTGGGGCTTTCAACTTAGAACCAGTAGCTCTATTGTACTTCCGTCTACCTTTAGCAGTGAGTCCGCCTTTCTTGCTTTTCTCACCTCTGCCTATGGACAACGATACGCTCACTTCTTCTTAGGGAACCCACGCTTCATATTAGCGTAAGCTTTTGGCGTAATAGTAGACTTCTTCTTGCTACGGCTAATCCCCAGCTTCTTTCTTCTGTTAATGTTTGCGTATAATCCTTTTGGCATATCTACCTCTTCATTAGCAGCTCCATCATACGATCAAGCTTAGTGTTTATCTCTTTAATATTTGTTTCAAGACCACCCATACGGTTCTCAACAGCCGTGTCTCGTTCCCTTTGTGCAGCCAGTTCTACCTCTATCTTAGTCAAACGTTTCTCATCACTCTCCAACCGATCTGTCAGCTTTTTAATCATCCAACCAATAACACCTAATATAATAGCAAGGGCAGAGTCGAGAAAGTGGGAGATGGATTCGGTCATTTTATTAATTTACTTGCACCCAATCAGAGTTACTATCAAAAGCTTTAGATATATAAATATTACTTGTTGCTGAATCTATATAAATCTGACCTCTATTAGCAGCTGTTGTGATTGCGGTTCCAGTTCCAGTACCTACTCCTGTTGCCGTAAATACCGTACCTAAATTGTTATCCGCAGACCCTATTGTTGTAAAATCAGTAGTGCCTACGCTTAAAATGTGATACCTCAATCCCACAATGAAACTTCCAGCTGTTGTAGCTACAGTAGGATTACCGCTTTCGTAATATAATTGTTGTCGCTCAATGCTACTTCCCCGATTAACAATGTTATCGTGTATAAAGGTAGTCTCGTCGCTTAAAGAACCTGAAGTATTATCCACAAGCATATTATCAATTATACGACACCTCGTAGTTCCTGATGTAATGTTTTCAAAAAGACCCCATCTAGCGTTATCAGTCGAAATATTATTTTTAACCAATAAGCTGTCATTAGTGCTAGCAGATAAATAGATACCATCTTGCGGGAAATTTTTAACGAAATTAGAAAGTATTAATCCACCTGAATTTGCGTCACTAAAACTAATGCCGTTACCGTACTGACTACTGGCGTATGTACCCGCTCCTTTTGCGTAATTGTCAGAAATAGAAATATTACCACAATCTCCTATCCAAATTCCTGTATTGAAGTCAATGATACGGTTATTGTTTATTTTAAAACCTTCTCCGAAGTATTGTTTATCGTCACCAAGGGCTTTGATTCCTACTCTAATAGCGGTATCGGAAACGTCGTAACATTCAACGATATTATTAGAAACGGATACGCCTGTCATTGAATCAGTCGCACTAAATCCTTGAGTGCTTTTAAACGCCGCCCAACCTGAACCACTAATAAAAATACCTACAGATTGAGATTTAACTACATTTCCATCGCAAGTAGTCTCAGATGTGCTTTCGTCTAATTGAATCCCTATAGGATTACTTCCTGCTAAATTACCAGAACTGTCTAGTGTGTTCCCTGTTATTGTGTTGTTTTTCCCCCTAACCTTAAGACACGCATTTGAAACATTTTTAACAACATTATTAGCTATTACTTGAAAGCTTCCGGAAGCGATATAAATACCGTGTTCTGTCATATTTTCTACGTAGTTTGACTCGTAGATGTTATGAGAAACATTTTCAAAGAAGTTGGTAGAACTTGCTGTACCCGTACCGTCATCGTTTAAAAAACATGAAACTCCAACAGTTAGGTTCTTAAATTTATTATTTAGTATCTTGTTGTATCGCCCTCCTCCAATGCGTACTCCCATTCGTCCTCTGTCGCCAATGCTTAAAGTTTGGGTAGCGTTTTCAAAGGTACAATTCTGTACGATATTATTATCTGCTAAATAGAAAGAAGCACCACCGTCCCATCCCATGTAAATACCGAAATGATCTAACTCGTAGAACCCACAATTGATGATTTTATTGTTATCCTTTTTTATTTCGACACAAGATTTATTGCTATAAGCCGCATCTCCACCAGAGAAGTTTGTTGCTTCTCCGTAAAAGTCTATACCTTCAACCGTAACATCTGAATCAATAGAAAATAAAAAGTGAGCGTTTGATGTGTGATGCTTAATAGATACATTATCACCTTTAACGATTATATTATTTAAATCTATTTCAGCGTTTATTTTATAAGTACCTGACGGAAAATATAACACACCTCCCGCAGCATTTGTCACGGCTGATGTTATATCATCTTTAGCGTTATAAGTTGTAGTGCCGTCCGCAATAGCTGTGTGTTCACTAGACGGTATATAGTCCAACACGTTCACAACCTCAGCAAACCGATCAGCAAGACTCCTAGCCGTCGTTGATCCTGTAGCTATGGGTGAGTTTAAATCGTTAGTCCAGTTAGCTAGAGACTTAGTAATACTAGTACCTAACGCTGTGACATCGTACCCACCTAGCGATACAATAGCAGGACTACCGCCAAGAGCTATAGCTGCATCTACTGTTTGATCGGTGTACGCTTTATTAGCAGCGTCAGTAGCATCTGTAGGAGTACCAAGGTTTATTATCTTGTTACCTTCAGCGTCGTAGTTTGGCAGTCCTTTCTTTGTAAGTTGTTCTCCTCCTTGACCTTCTGACGCTTCCTGAGATACGAATAGGTTATGTTTGTACGACTCGTCAAGTTCGCTCTCTGTAAGCACAGAACCATTAACAAAGTCTACAAGCGGGGAGAAATCACCACGACTATCACGATATATCTTAATGGCAGAACCTGCAACAGGAGCCGTGTTAAAACGAATCTTAGTGGGAGTAGGTGATGTTACGATAGTGTAGTTAGTAACTAAAGTACCGTTTACCTTGACCTTGACATGTTCGTCTCTGAGGTATTCAAAAGAAAAGTTGTAGTCAGTCTGAGAGGCGACCGCTGTGTAGTCTACGTAGGTGTTAGCCATGATGTTAAGTGTATATTATTAATTATTGAGTGAGAAGAGCAAGTCCTTAGTCATTAACTCTTTGCATTTGAGGGTTGCTTTCTAGTAAATCTAATAAGTCTATATCTAATAACTCGCCTCTACCCGGTATAACCCTAAGAGCTTCAACTGGAGATATAGGTCGCTGTTCAAGGAATTGTAATTGTTTTTCACGGTTAACAGCGTCTAGGAGGTTCTCATCATCTTTGTTTACAAATGTTTCTAATAACTGATCATCGCCTAGTATCTCTTGTTTTACATCCCTGTAGTAATCATTAATTAACTTACTCAATCTATTTAATCCTTTGTTGGTGTACGCTAATGTATTCTCGTCGTATTCTTGGGTTGTATAATCTTCATCCCAGTTGGGGTCTTCTCTTATTAAATATAACACAGCTTCCTTGATAGTCATACCTGTGTCTTTGTCTATGTAGTTTTTTAATCTATCAGCAAATACAGTTTTCAAGTGAAGGCCGTCGTCGTTTCTCCAATCAACCATAGTAACATTAGAAGTAATTGTAGCGGGTAAGTTATTGGGCAATTGTTTAGTAAGACCGTCACTCGCTATTACAGCCCGCAAGTCTGCTGGTATATCTTCTGTAACTACAGTAGGGGGCTTAGGTAACATACGAGTGATAGCACTTCCCCATGTAGATTGAGACGTTTCAAAATCACCAAAGATATTAGATTTAAAGTTATTAGGTCCCGTGCCAATCCAGTTCCACATAAGTCTTTCTTGGAAAGTGCCTCCTCTTAAATCAACAGCTTTCTCACCTGCCCATATCCTTTGAATTATTTTCCTAGCTTGGGCTGGCATCATACCCGCACTTGCAGCTTGTTTAGCAAGGACATCGATTAATTGGTCTCCTTTCGCTGTAGTTAATTCTTCGACTGCTTTAATACCAGATGTAAGTGGCTGCTCCTTCAAAATAGATAACATGGAACTTTTAGCCACGGTAATCAAATCTTGATCCTCCGTTAAAATCTGTTGACCCGTCGCTGATTGAGTAGCTTTTAACACGCCCCACTGAGCTAAGTCTGCATAGAAAGCAAGTGTTCCTGCTGGACCAGCCCAACTACTGTAATCAACACCGCTACCTTCCTCTTCTTCGCCGCCTCCAATTCGGAACGGTTTCATGCCTTGTTTGTTTCTTTGGTCTGGATTCATCCAAGTTAACGAACCTGTAGCCTCACCCTCCATTACTTTACTAACTACGACGGCTGTAATAGCGATGCCTAAAAATGTATCAGCTAACAATTCTTGGTTATAAACGTGTCGTCTTTCTTTGATAACATTCGACTCGCTTATTTTATCGTTCATTAGTTGTAACGTCTTAGCTCTTGTATCTTCATCTAAAACTTTAGAGTTTAATGCGTCTCTGTGGGCTTGTATGTCTTTTTGTATAACCTCAAGTTTTTTAGTATACGGATTAAATAATGCCATACGTGCTGGTATAAAAGGTAAACCCGGTCCTAGTTTATTCATTCTATAAGCACCTCTAGT